GGCGCGACTTGGCAAGCTCCCCTAGCCGCTTGAAGCCTCCGGTGCGTTGCCCGAATCGCCCGTAGGGGAGATTCCACTTGAGCATGTAGAACTGCGCCTCCTCGCTCTTGTCTTTCACGCGAATTCCGCCCGATACGCTGCCTTGCGCGAGATGGTCCATCCCATCCACATTCAAGACGAGCTTCACCGCGAGCCTCCCCGTGGCGTCCCACGACATAGGCGCCACACTCGTCGGCCGCTTCAGCCTGACCTGAACCGCGTCGGTCAGCGCCGATAGCGCCATATCGCCAGAATCGAAGCTCGCTCCGCCGTCAAGCGAGATAGAGGTTTTTTCAAGAAGTGTGGTCATGACGGTTTCAGGGCCACCGCCCCAATATTCCACTGGTCAGGCCCGTTCAGCGCCCAGGACATAACGCCACCATCGGCCCCGTCCTGATAAGACCCCCGGAATATCTGCGAGCCACCAACATCCTGCGCGAAGGCTTCTGTCTGGTTGGCACCAATAGATGCGACAGAAGATGCTTGACAGTTCAAGCAATCGACCACCAGATCGTCAGCGCCCACAGAAGCTACCGTCACCGTCGCCGGGCTCGCCGTTCCAGTATCCGAATTCGCGGTTCCAGCCGGGACAGTCTGATTGACTCCTGTGGCCGATATGACCCCGAGCCAGTGCCGACCAGCTACATCGTTTAGCGTGCTCACCACAGCAAGGCTCCCGGTCCCAACTGCTTCTACCGCTATGACATAACCGGCATTGATGCCAGCGCCTAATGCCGAGTCGTTCCGGTCCCAATGCTCCGTCATTGCGCTACCGTTATAGGTGCATGACGTTGATGCTGTTGCGTCCCCTAATTGAGCGCCTACTCCGGCAAAAAGCGCCCGGTTGGACCCGCTGCATGTGTGGTTAACAGACAGAACACCATCACCACTTTCCTCCTCTACGCTTGTCGAGGCGTCGAATGTAGCCGCGCCACCGCCAGCGGCCGGGACGAACTCACCCCCGGAGCCGAACACCTGAACGTAAGTTCTAGGCACAGGAACGCCGCGCTGGAGCTAAGGAGCCCAGCCCCAACGCGGCACCTCCTTTACTCGACGATTTCGAGTGAGAGCTGGTGCGAGAGCGAAGCCTCGCCCGCGATGCTGTTCACGTCGAGTTCGTCCGCGCTGCCCGCCTCCAGCAGGATCACGGAGTCGGCGTCGCGCGCAACCCACCCGCCGGGCCCGGCCTTGCCGCAGCCGAAGCTCGCCTGATACGCGCCCGACACGGTGCCCGCGGTGATCGCGGAGGCCTTGTCGACGCACACCGTGCTCGCGGTCGTGCCGATCGCGCGCGGGGCCGGGGTGACGGTCGTGCCACCCGAGCCCACGGTCGTCCAGCGGCGAACGCGATAGCCGATGCCGGTGATCGTGGTGGCCGCGGCGGCGCGCCCGGCGGCGTACATGCCCTGCAGACCGCAGTTGCGCGTGGTCTGGCGCAGCACGATCGTCGGGTCTTCGGTGGAAGGCGTGGCGTGGGTGGCGTAGGTGCTGCCGTTGTCAACTGAATAGACGAAAGGCATGATTCTCTCCCTTAGGTTTTGCGTCCCTTGATCAGCGTAGCAAGCGGTGACGCATCCGCCTCCACGACCGCCGCCAGCTCCTGCTCGGTTAGATAGCGGCCATGCGAGGCCACCATCTCCTCCTTCAACTTTGCCCAGAATACTTCATCGGGCATCACCATCGTGTTCGTCAGGTGCCCCCACTGCTTGAAGCACGGCGTGCAGAGATAGAACATGAAGGTCATGTTCTCCTCAGGGCAGAAGCCGCACTCTTTGTGACAATTCGCGCAGAAGAATGGGATCCACGTCGAGCCGGTGGTGAAGATCCGGTTCTTCGTTTCCTTCGCGCGGCTGTCGGGCAGCAGGTCTCCCAGCTTCATCAGTGTGCCTTCGGTTGTGCCGCGGAGCGAGGGCGCTTCTCAAGCCGTACGCCGGTCGGCATGCCATCGTCGCCGTACTCGGGCACGCGCTTCGCGTTGGTGTTGTCCTCGACTTCCTGAGCGAGCTTCATGTTCGACTCGACCAGCTCATCGATCTTCGCAACCAGAACCTCCACCGCCTTCGTGATTGGGTCCGGCGACTCGGGCAGGCCGCGCTTGATCTTCTCGACTTCCGTCTGGTGCTCGCGGTCGGCGGATCGATCGGCATCCGCCACCTCGCGGTCGAGCGAGGCAAGCCGCTCCTTGTGCTCAAGCTCGCGCTCGTGGCGCGCATCCTCGGCGGCTAGCTCGGCCTGACGGGTGCGCTCCTTCTCCATCGCCAGCTCGTGGTCGCGCTGGGCCTTCGCCTCTTCCTCGGCAAGCGCGCGCGCCTCTTCCTGCGCCTGCGACTGCATGGTGCGCTCGTCCTCGACCTGAGCGCGCTGCTGATCGTATTCGAGCTTCTTCATCTGCACCTGCTCACCGGCCTGCGCTTTTACGAGCGCGTCCTGACATTTTTGCAGCTCCTCCTGCGTCTGGAGAAGCTCCTGCTGTAGCTGCTGGGTCTGCTGCTGGAGCTGCGCGAGCTGGCCCTGCTCGGCCTCCTCGATCGGTGGAATGAGCGAATCGACGTCGAGCGACTCCTCGAAGCGCGACAGGGTCTCGCGCAGCAGGCCGACCTGCGAATTCGCCAGCTCGAAGTTGCCGCTCGCGCGAAGCTCGGACACCGACTTCATGGTCTCCGACACGACCGGCATCAACTGCGTCCACTGCTCACGGATCTTCTGCTGGTTGGGCTTGCCGCTCGAACCGGCCTTCACGCGAACGGACACCTGCCTGAAGATCTCCTCGACCGATTGCGGGTTCTCCGGCCACTGCGCGTCCGCGCCAGCGATCTGCTGCACTTCGGCCTTCGTCAGATCCCGAAGCGCGATCTCAAGCGCCGCCTCACCCATCTCGGAGAGGAGATCCTCGTGCGTGTCGCGGCGCTCACCGACCCGCGACTGCATCGCCTCCTGCATGATCTCGGCTTCGGTGGCGGTCTTGGGCTTGATCAGGTTCGCTCGCGAAGCATCCGAGCGCCCGACCACGATGTCCATGTCGTTTCTGATCATGGTGACGTCGTAGGCCTGCGGGTCGATCTTCGGCCCGTCGAGCCGCATGATGTCCTGCGTGAGCGGCACCGCCGGGTTGCCCTCGACCCCGATCGTGTCCTTGTTGCCGCGGTTCACGAAGGCTTCGATGTCCTCTTGCGTCAGGCCCCCGCCCTTCCTGAAGAAGGTGATCGGGACCGCTTTCTCGCGAACGTCGGCGTAGTTCGTGCGCGTGGTGTTGTACTCGTCCTGCAGCCCCATCAGCAGCTCGACGTCCGAGAGCGGCCTCCAGCGGCCCTCGATCTGGTTGAAGGCTAGGACGTAGAACGGATACCAGCGTTGCGGCGTGCAGGGCGGGGCGTAGGGCTCACGGCACCAGCGGTTCATCCCCTTCGCGGTGGTTCGCACTACGCCCGCCTTCTTGTCCCAGATCTCGATCACGCAGACGAACTGGTCGTTCTGCGGGGTCTTGTCGGTGGAGGTCGCATTCGCATCCGAGCGCGGCTGCCCATAGCGGGTGGCGGCATGCGGTTCCATCCTGAAGAGGGTCTGGAAGTCGCCCACCGTGATCCAGATCCGGTGCGCGAGCGCGCCAGCATCTTCGTACTCGTCGAACTCCCCCACGTTGTCGTCGAGGATGATGAAGTCCTCGCTCTTGAGCCGATCGATGGTGAAGCCCTTGAAGATCTTCACCTCGTTCGAGTACGCGAGCGCCTTCAGGTTCGAGCGCAGCTCATCGCGCTTGAGCGCCAGCTCTCTCACGTCGTCGGTTTTCTTCAACTGCTTGGCGAGCGCCTCGATCCGGGCGAGGTTGTCCTGAGTGTCCTCGATTCGCCGCACCGCGATCGGGTCGCCGCGGTACTCCTTCTGGAAAAGCACCTTCAGCACGCCATAGGCGGTGGTCGAGGTCGAGCGGATGTTAGCCTTGGCGCGCTTCTTGAGCTTGCCCTCCTCGGTGAGGAGCTTGTCGATCACTCGCTCGGCGGTGGTGCAGAACTTCTTCACCAACCCCATCTGGTCCGGCGCGACGCTCTCGGTCGGCGTGACCGCGATCACCGGGTTTCGGGCGTACAGCTCCGGTATCTGCGCGGCGATGGTGGCGAACACCATGTTGGTGCGAACGAGCTTGGTGCCGGACTTGTCGTCGTGCTTCGTGCCGTCCACATAGCCGCGCCACGTCGGCAGCTCCTCCGCCCACTTCTTGCGGCCCTCGTCGTCCTCGGCGCGCGTGACACGCTTCAGCCACTCACCGACGACGGTCTTCTCGTCCTCGCTCGGCTCGAAGTTCGGCGCTCGGCGATCGGCCGACTGCGCCGGTCCCGGGTCGGATCGCTCGGTCCCGGCACCGCCGGGTTGGCTGATGACTTCGGCGGCTTCAGACATTGGGTAGCGAGATCAATCGCCCTGATGGGAGCGGCTTCGCCGCTTCGGCGTACGCCGTATAGAGGAGCCGGGCGCGTCCGTTGGGAACGTCTGGGTGCGAGCGGATCATGACGCCGTCGACGAAGCCGATCGCCGCGTTGTCGTGCTCGGGGCGCTGGTCATCCTTCGCCACCGGGGTCACTGAGTTGCCGAGGATCTCCTGATTGAGGTTGCGCCGGTCTCGCTCGGAAACCAGAAGTACGGCTGGAATTCGCTCACCGTTGCGTCGGATGTCGCCAAGCAGGTTACGCAAGCCGTCCCAAGTGAGGGAGGGCTCGAACTGTGAGCCCACCTCACCGGGGAGGATGAGTCTTCCTGCCGCCACACCTATGCGAGCAGGACCGCGCCCGCGACACCGGAGGTGAATGCGGAGGCGCGGAAGGTCATGTAGCGCGAGAGGTTCACTTCGAGGGTCACGACCTGACCCGCGGTCGCAGCCGGGATTGCGATCTCGCCCGACTTGAGCGCGTCCTTGAAGCCCGCCGTGTCCACGCCGAGCAGGTCGTACGAGAACTGCGCGTCGGTGCGCTTGTCGGCTGCCTCGAACACGACCGTTCCGACCCAGACCGCGCCGGAGGGCTGGTTCACGATCGCGGCGGCGGAGTGCCGGGCGAGGAAGGGCGTCACATCGCACAGGACCGCGGTGACCGCGGTGCCCGCGAACGCGCCGGTCGCGCTGGAGCCTTCCATCGTCGCCGTGGTGGCGGCGGTCGCGGAGACCGTCCAGTCGCCGTTCGAGCCGACCTGCGTGGTGATGCCGGTGACGCCGAGCCGATCGCCCACCTTCAGCCGGTGACCGGCGGTGACGGTTGCGACCCACGGCGTGGCGGCTGCGCCTGCGGTGATGACGATGCCGCGGGCGGCGGCGGAAACGGTACCGAGTGAGCGTTGCTTGATGGACATAACGACCTCCTACCGAGAAAGGCTCGGTGATCCCGCAGGAAGAGGGCGATCCTGCTGCGCCGCCAGCGATGGGCGCAATCGTACCGACTATTGCGATGAAGGCAAGCTATCGAGGAAGATGGCTATGAGGCCTCGGCCAGCGTACGAGGCCGGAACGTGCAGGCCAGCGAAGTGAGCGGCGGTCTCGGTGATCGGGAGAGCGCACACCACGCGCACCATCTTCCCTTCGACCTCGCGACCTACCTCAACGCTGATCTCTATCTGACCGTTCGCGAGCCGCGGGAGCCACTTCGCAGCATCGCGCACCGTGACGAATGGAAGCGGGCCCGGGTCAACGCGAAATCCCATCATGATTTTCGCCAGTCAATCGAGTCGCGGTTACCCTTGCCGAGGTTGCACTCAGCGCACAGGACTTGGAGGTTGGACGGTTGGAGTTCGATACTGCGGTCCCAGCTTCGCGGGACTATGTGATCGACGTGCAATGTAGTGCTCGACGAGCTGCGGCCACACAACTCGCAGCATCCACGCGATCGACGAAGGGCCGAGTACCTCGCTACCTGCCACGCCCGGCTCGCATAGAAATCCTCGTGTGCCGCATGGGCCTGCGTGCCCGCCAACGGGGAGGTCAACCATCCTTGGGATGAGCCCCGAGCGAGCCAGAACCTCCGCCCCCAGTGTTCGATGTATCCGTCGACGAGACTCGCTAGGGCCTCGCCTGCCGATCTCCACGTTCTCCGCCATCTCATGCGTGACCTGCCTCACGCAGACGATCATCCCGGCCATGGCTTGCCCTCCATCTTCGCCCGCATCATCGCCATCAGCTTCGGGTCGGTGAGAAGCGCAGGCCTCCGCGGCTCGTGCATGCCCTTTCGCCCGCCTGATTCGATCGCGAGATTCTCGGGCGCGAGCGGCCGATCCTCCACCATCACGAGCCGGTGGCTCTCCTCGAAGTACCGCTCGGCGAGCGTGACCGTGTGCGCGATTGCTTCGCGAGCGAGCTTGAAGGCGTCCTCGAAGCTACCCGCATGCACCATCGCGCAGCTCCCGGCGTAGAGGCAGCCGGTGACGCGCGCGCCGTCGAGTGAGCCGTCGATCGAGAACATGTACACCCGGTCCTTCACCCCGGGCAGTTGAATCTCCTTCTCGATACGCGGGCGAACGTCCTTCAGCCGCGCCAGCTCGTCCATCGTGAGCACGCGCCGTACTCCGATGTGCTCGACGGTGAGCCTGCGGGCTCGCTCGCCTTCGCTTAGCCGAGCGGCCTTCTCGTGATCCCCGGCATCTTCTGGTTTTTCCATGCCTCGCTCGTCAGGTAGTCGATTGTGCCCTTCTTGGGCAGATGTGCAAAGCGATCGGTGGGCTCCATGCGCTTCCTCGGGCGAGACATGCAGGCGTAGCGAAGCTCATCCGGCGCATGGTCCTCGCCATCGGTGTCCGCGTCCTCGGCGTCGGTCTCGTCGTGCTGCAACGCTTCGAGCGTGCGCGCCAGCTCCCGGCAGGTGTCGAACATGAAGACGGTGGGCTCGTCGTCGCCATTCTCCGGGTCATCACCCTGCAGGCGTAGGCGGATCTGGTCCCAGCCGGGCAGGCGCTTGTTGTCCGCCGGGCGAAGGGTCAGGCGGCGGTCGCGCTCGCGCACCTTCATCGCCTCCTCGGCCAAGCTCGGGCCACCATCCTCGATGAACATCGATGGGTCAACGACGTGGTACTCAACTTCCTCGCCGCGCGAGCGGTGCAGCACGCCCTTCGCCCAGCGCCCGATCGGGAGCTTGATGCCGACGTTCGACTCACCCTCCTTGCACCCGTACCACTCGCGGTAGCGCACGATCGAGCCGCGCTTGATCCGAACAGGGTTCCCGATCGAGCCCGTGACCTGCATGTCGTCCTGCACGATCGCGTACCAGCCCGTCGAGAAGGGCTTCGACGACCCCCAGTCGGTCGCGGTGAACCGCTTCCACTTCGAGGGCACGGTGAAGGGCTTGACCATGTGCCGCGAGCGCGAGAACTCGGGGAAGAACCCGCCCGCGACCACGTTCCAGTCGCCCTCCTCCATCGCCTTCACGAGCGCCGGATCCTTGAGGCCGCGCATGCGCTTCACGTACTCGGGATCCTCCTTCGTGCCGATCGGGTTGTCGGCGACGCGAGCCGGGATGAACTGCCGGTGCATGCCGCCTGCATCATCAGGCGTCGTCCACACCTCCATCGGGCGCACGGGCTCGATGAATTCGCGCTTCACCCAGTGGTGCCCGATGTTGCCCGGGTTCGAGCCGCAGATGATCCGTGGGAAGAGATCGTGCGGGTTCACCGTGCGCCCATCCGGGCCCACGCAGCCCTTGCGGTACTTCTCGGGGTAGGTCGCGAGGTAGTTGCCCTCGTGGTCGAACTTGACGCCAACCATCCGCACGCGAAAGCGCAGGTACTGGTAGATGATCTCCAGAAAGGTCGTCAGCTCATCGACCAGCAGGACGTGGATCTCAGCGCCGTGGTACTTGTAGCGGTGGTTGGGATCCTTGCAGTGGCAAAGGAAGATGCGGCTGCCGTTGAAGTTGAAGCGGATCTCGGTCTCGACGATGGTGACGAGCTTGGCCGCGACCCAGTCGGCCAGCATCATGCGAAAGCCGTGCGGCCCCTCCATGTGGTTCTTGATGAGATCGTCCTCGACGCGCCGGAACATGTAGACGTTCAGGCCCGCGATCTCGGTCGCCCATGTGATTGCCGCGACGCGCTTCAGGTGCGACTTCCCGCCGAATGCCGCGCCACCGTACAGGATCTCGGTCGCCTGCGAGAGGAAGGCCTGCCCCTGCTTGTGCTGCAGCTCAAGCTTGAGCCGTACGCCGCTCGCCTTCGGCGGGGCTTCGGCCAGCTCCGCCACTACTTCACCAGCCGTACGTTGCTGGGTTCCTCGGGAGCTGGCAGCAGGTTCGCCGCCTGCGCCGCATCGAGCGCTCGCCTCCCGTCCTTCAGCAGCATGTGCGGCATGAACGCGGCCTCGAACGAGAGCACGCCGCACTCGATCGCGGTGATCTGCGCCTTGCACCAATCGCGAAGCACCGAGCAAACCGCGGTCTTCGCCTGCTCGATGCACTCGTCGTCACGCTTCCAACCCGAACGCTTGAGCGCCTGAGCGTAGCCCTTCCACGAGGCTTCGAGGTGGACGATGCGCTCGCGCCACCTGAACGACACGATGGTCACGCCTCGCTCGACGTCCTGCGCGGTGCCGAAGGAAGCGCAGCCCCACTTCGCGAGCATCTTCTGCACTTCGACGAGCGCTCGGTCACCGGAGGTGGCGTTCTCGTAGGGAAGGCTCATACCGAGCACCACGGGCTGTCGTAGAGCGGCTGGTAGCAGCCGCAGACACCGCCGCGGCGGCAGGCCTCGCACATTGGCCGCTCGAACGGGTCGCGCAGTGGAGGCCACACGAACTCCAACCGCTGGGGCTCATCGCGCTCGCGCAGAAGCTTGGCGAGCTTCTCAAGCAGGTCGGCTATCTCGTGATCGCGGCTCACTTGAGCGGACGATCCGAGATCTCGCTATCGCCCGGGTAGCTCAGGTGCTGTTCGAGAGGCGGCACCACCACCTGACCGAGTGGCGAATGGAAGTGCAGGTGCGATACGCGATGCGCCTCGGCGAGCTTGTCCGCCTGCCGGTTCACTACTCGAACTAGCGTGAGCACCATGCGCTGCAGGCGCTCGACCTTCTCCTCGATCCCCATCTCCGCCCAGTACCGCTCGCGCGCTGCGCTCTCCATCTTCATAGCGCCTTCGATCTCCACCGTCTTCTTCGTATAGTCCATCGCCAGCTCCTTTGCGCCCGCTGGGCGCGGTTGACTTACCAGATCTTCGCCCCGCCGACACCCGGGAAGAACGCGACGAGCAGTGCGACGAGGAGTAAGAGCCCTACGACCAGCAGCGCGGGCGTCCTCACCGGCTCGGCGAAGAACTTGTTGATGATCCAGTACGCGACATATCCGACGATCGCGATCACGAGAATGAGCAGCACGAGTTGCAGCACGGTCATGGTCATCCTTTCGGGTTGAAGGAGTAGCACTGCGCCGGGTGCCACGTCGCGCGCACCGAGCGCAGCAGCACGCAGAAGCCCTTCTGGTGCTCGGAGTTGAAGCCACGCAGATGCGAGCACTGCGCGCAGTTGATCTCGGGACGCTGAGCGATGAACGCATCCGGGTCGGGCTCACGAGGGCGTCGCACCTCGATGATCGGGGAGTACGCTGCCGCACGCCGCAGCGCAGCCAGCACCAACTCCGACTCGTTGATGCGCGAGAGCTGGGCGATCGACATTCGACCATCCCAGACGTTCGGGCCCGGGTTGAGATCGTTACTGCGCTGGCGTTTCACAGCCCACCTTGCGGACTACGATCGATTCACCATCGCCAAGCTCGACGCGCTGCAGCTCCTTCATCGTGCCGCTCTTGTTGAAGACCATCGGGTTGTGGAATTTTCGCCAGAGCTGCTCGTCCACCCACCTGTCGATTCCCTCGATAGAGACCACAAGCACCACGCGCTTCTGGCTCACGGCCAGTCCGGGTAGACGATCGAGCCGTTGCCGGAGTCGTCGAGGATCTCGTATGCCGACACGTCCAAGCTGCTCTCGTTGAGCCGATCGAGCGCCAACCCTATCGAGTGCGGCGTCACGTCACGGTTCTCGTACAGCACCGCGAGCACCTTTGGCTCTGGCCCCACGAAGAAATCCTCGCGCACAACCCACACGCGCACCGTATACGCGCCGCAGCGCGCCTTGGTCATCGTTTCGTAGACCCGGTTCTTCACACGCTCTCACGATCGAACTGCTCGCGGTACATCTCGCGCGTGCGTTGCTCGTATCGCGCGCAGCCGTCCGACCATTCGTAGCACCTCGAACACCGATAGCGGCCGATGGTCATGTGGTCTATTTCCGCGCCCGAGACCCAAGGCAAACGCTTTAGCTCGTTGCGCTGCCAGCGCCAGTCGCACTGGCTGTGCAGCATTGAACACCAGAGCTTGCGCCAGCTCCATTTGTGGACTGCGAGGAACCACACAACCAGCAGCACGAGCCACACCGCGACCGCGATGTACGGCACCAGCGTGAGATCCATCGCTCACTCCTTCGGTTGAGGCAGCACCGTCACTTCCACGATCGGCCGCATGTCGATCGAAGAACCATCCGGGTTCTGATGCGTGAGCTGCTGACGCATAGCGTACAGCTTCGGCACGATTCTTTCAGCGAACCATTGACGCGACTTGATTCGCAGACCATCGCGAGGCGCATCGTCCTTCGAAGAATCGTCGGCGATCTCGGTGGTCTCGGCGATTTTTATTTCGCTCCACGCCGCGCGGGCGCGCGTGTAGGCTCGGCTCAACTCCTCAGGAGCCAAATCGCTCGCAGTCCTGTCGTAAAATGTTCCCCAATCAGGCATGCCGGGCTCTCGCAGGATCGCGAGCAGGTTTTCACCTCGGTGGTGGCGCTTCACGATGCTCAGCATGAATTCATCGGAGTAGGTGCGCTCTGGCCCACCTGAGCCGGGTGGTTTCGCTTGGCCGGTGTTGCCGTTCGCCATCGTGGGCGCGATCGTAGCGTGAATTGCGACGGCGTGCCTTCAGAACCCTGCTGGGCATTACATCGCGTGGCGAGAGAGGCGTTCCCCGGTCGCTGCGCTCCGGGGCCCCAGTCGCTGGCGCGACTCGCTGTCCGGTGGGTGTGAGGGGCGGAGCTGCCTTGCAGGGAAGGTCGGGTGGTTGCCGACGCGCGCGAGGGTGTTTCGTCATCCTCCGCACTGAACCTGACATGTCAAGTCAGGAATCGATCACGTTTGCTATGCGAAACGCTTTACGTTCACGTCAACGTCAACACCACTACCGCTAGTCTGTTGACAGCGGTGAAAGCCCTGCGCGGTGCTATGCGGCTAGGGGCTCGTTCAGGCGCGGGTGCGCGCGACCTTTCTTCGGCCGGGTGCGCCAGCTCGGGCGCTCGATCAGCTCAAGCCCGCAGCCGTCGCAGCGCATGTGCAGGTTCCCCAGCATCCGCAGCGGGCGCGTGAGGCGATTGCCCAGCTCATCGATGTGCTCGCACCGTGGGCAGACGTCGATCTCGCTATGCGCATGGCTCATCTGGTGAGCCTATACACGGTTCACACTTTCACGTCTAGTCGCTGTTCGACTACCCCGCTGGGATAGCTTGCGGCTATCACTATTTAAACGACGATAGCGTTCGTTTGTAATCATGGACTTACCACCTCGACTTGACACGAAAGTGTAAAGAGAGTAGCGTATGCGCCGTAGGACGCAGTGGCTGGGCCCGGGTGCCTCCCCGGGGAGCTGGATGGAGTGAGGTGGGTCGTCCCGGGGCGCTGACCCCCGGGGGTCTCGGGAAGGCCGGGACCGCGGGCCGGAGTGAAGCCACGCAGTGATGGGGGTGATGAGCTTGGTCGCTCATCCCCGCAAGCGAGGTGGTCGCAGGCACGCCAGTGTCCCGGCAGTCGATCGATGGGCGAGCGATGCGCTGCTTGTGAGAGCGCCCCTGATCCTTGGTTTTCGATCGCCACCAAGTGCGATCATGTTTCCAACACGGTGCTGCGAGGCACCGATCTCGATCGAGCGTGGTGCCCCCCACCGCGTGCCGATGGTTGACCGATGCTGCCACTTCCCCGGCAGACAAGTCGATCGAGATCCGTTCCTCGCGAACGTCCCGCAGCGCGCCCGGGTCTTGAGCGCGTCCTCTCGAAGGGAAATCCAATGGCAAGCAAGAACTGGTTCGCCAAATCGAAGAAGATGCCGGAGTCGTACGCCGTGGTCGAGTCGGGCGGCTGGAGCTGGCACATCCTGAAGCTCTACAAGTCGCTCGAAAACTCGCGCAAGGATCCGTACGCGAGGGCGTTCTGCCTCGTGAAGTCGCCGATCGTTCCAGATGGCGAATACGGTGATGTGTACCTCAAGGAGATCCCGTTCGCCTACAGCGCGCTGCTCGCCGCGGAGAAAGCTCTCTCCGAGAAGGCGGCATCATGAGCCGGATCATCGATATGGCGAATGTGAAGAGCGAGTACGAGTCCTCCAGCGGGTGGCGCGACAACAGTCGCGTCGAGATCCCGCTTCTGGACAAGAGCGCCAGCGATGAGCTGATCGCGCGAGCCGTCCACGCGAATTTCCCGATGGGATCTAGCTGGGGCGCGCTGCGCTGGCGCGCTGGCGTCTACGACATCGCGGTCGATCGCGAGGCCGGTGTCGTTCGCTTCATCGAGTCGTGGGGTCTAGCAGACTGAGCAACGGCACGCCCGCCGCCTAGAGCGGGCTCCTCTCGAAGGAGATTGCGATGGACAACGCAGTGAAGGTGTTCAAGGAGGTCTCCGCGTTCAGCGAGTACCTGCGCTCGAACCCGGGCCTGAAGCTGAAGGTGATCGCCGAGGCTGGCCGCATGTCGGTCGTCGGCGCTTTCAACATCCGCGACGAGCTGCTCGCGAAAGTGGCCGGTTACCGGCCGAAGGGGGCGTGATGGCGAAGAAACTGTCGATGGACGCCGCAATCTGGCGCAGCAAGCTCGGCATCCCGCTCTACGCCGAGGAGAAGAAGTACGACGTGCGCGTCTGGGGTGGGGGCTCGGTGTACATGCTCAGGCCGCAGAGCGATGCAGCGAAGGCGTGGTTCGACGCGCACCTCGACGTCGAGAGCTGGCAGATGCTCGGCGATGCGGTCGCGGTCGAGCACCGCTTCTATCCCGCGATCGTTCGCGGGTTGATCAACGATGGGCTTTCCGTGATGGAGGTGTGAATGAAACCGAAAGACAAGGCGAAGGCTGCCGCTGTTGCGAAGGGGGTCGAGGCGCGGCTCGTGAGCCGCATGGACCACCTCGGCATCAAACCGCTCTCGAAGCGCGGGGCGGACGAGGAGTGCGCGTTCCTCGCTGGCGCTGCGAGCGCGATGCACGCGATGTTCGGCGGCGAAGACGGCAACCTCTCGGCCGCGGTGCCGCCCGCGTGGATCATCTGGCCGATGTCAGGCCGCAGCGCGTACATGGAGATCAAGCGCAAGGAAAAGGAGGCTGCATGACGAGCCATAGGGGTATGGTCGCCAACCTCGGCGAGGTGTACGCCAATCAGGGCATGCGCGACGCGTGGGTTCTCTCCGCGATCGACAACCGGGCGCTCGTCGAGTACGTCATGCCAGAGGGCCGCACGTTCCTGCGGATCCTCCCGATCGACGGAATCGGCTACATCGACTGGGACGCGCCGGGCCGCAGCGTGAGCTACAACGCGATCCCGAGGAAATTCCTCGAAGACATGAGGGACAACTTCAGTGTCGTGCTCGGCATCATCGCTGGCGGGTTCGACGGCGAGGTGGTCAGCCAGCACTACAAGCGCGTGAGGCGCTTCGCAGTCAGCCGTGCCGAGGCACGGGCGCTCGCTGTGCGTGCTCGCATCCTCGATCTGAAGGTCAACGACAAGGAGGTGTCCTCATGAAGATGATCGTGTACCACCTGAGCCGCGATCTCGCGGAGGCGAAGGGCCTTGCACCGCGAGGCGAAACGCGTGGGCTGTTCGAGGAGGCTGGATTCGGCCACAACGACGAGCGCCATCGCGAGGCGGTGCGCCTGCTCTTGCAGGCTGGCTGCTACGCGCCTGTGGCGATCGTGGACTACAAGGGTGAGGTGAACACCAAGGAGCAGATGTCCTCGGCCCTTGAGGCTGCGTTCGAGTACACCAACCACATCGATTCGCGCTGGGACGAGGTGGCTCACCCGCGCGGAGTGCGCCCGCTGAACAACAAGGTGCGCTCCACCAGCGTGGGCGATCTCGTCGAGACCATCGACAACCATTGCAGCAAATTCTGGCGCGTCGCGCCCTTCGGGTTCAAGCCGCTGGGCGACTGGACGACCATCAAGGAGGTGGCATGAAAGGGTTCGCGTACGTCGTGATCGCCGCCACGCTAGCGGTGCACACGGGCTGGATCTATGCCGCGACGAAGGCGGCGGCGAAGGCCAAGCTCAAGGCTATTTACGCTGGTGCCAAGAAAGTGAGGATCGCATGAAAGAGGAGCACGGCGGGCCCTTCGGGTTCAAGCCGCTGGGCGATTGGACGACCATCAAGGAGGTGGCGTGATGGAACACATTGCCGATCTTCTCGCTCAGCACGTCGATCCGACGTGCGAACTCTGCGGGGAGTCGCTCGCAGAGATGAAGGCGGAAGGAACGAACCCGGACGTCTACGGCTGCTACAACATGGCATCGAAAGAGATGGTGCTGGGGTATGTGCTGCGCCCCGATCGCAACTGCTCCGGGTGCGTCACTCACTGGCACGTCAGTAAGCAGAAACCGAAAGGAGGTTCACCGTGAAATCACCGGCACCGATGTCGATGGAAGACCGCGGGCTCGCGCCGCACGAGCCCGAGGGCTGCAGTCTCTGCGGCGGAGAGCTGATGATGCTCGGCAAGCTCGGCAAGATCTTCTGGCTGCGCTGCCGCCACTGCGGGATGGAATTCCCGAAGGAGGTGCATTGATCTACGAAGAGCAACTCACGGTGCAGCGCGAGCGCGCGAGGCTCCTGCGGGGCTTCACAGACGGGCGACTGGCGCTAGTCAAGGTCGAGTACCCGGACGCCCCCGTGCGCGTCAGCATCATCGGGCACGCCATCTCGTGGGGCGCGCTCGAAGTGTGGAGCGAACGCTATGGAGCGACCGTCACCGTCATCGAGGAGATTTAATGAGGCAAGACTACGTTCCGCAGGTGATGGCCGGGCGCGACGGACGCCCGCTCATCGTCTTCAAGAAAGGCCGCACGAAGTACCACGCCGTGCAGGCGGTGGACAACGCGATCACGCTGGTCGCGCTCGACTCCCTGCGCGGTCTAGCGGTGCTGAGCCGCAACGGGCAACCGTATCCGCCGCGGCGTGCGGCGAGCTTCTGGCTCAATCACGATTTTCGCCCCGTGACCAAGCGGGCGAAGCAGGTTCTGCGCGGGCTCGTCGCCCGCAGGAAGGATCCCAATGAGCTTCAAAGCTGAGGTGATCGCTGACAGCAGCGGCAAGTGGGTGAGCAATGGGCTCGCGTTCGCGACCGAGAAGGAAGCGAAGGTCTATGTGGACGATCTCTCGTACCGCTGGCTCGCGGTGCGCGAGGTGCGCGTGGTCCCGAGCGAAGAGCCGGTGAACTACGAGATGGTGCAGGTCGAGCCGGGCGTCTGGGCGATGAAGCGCATCGAGGAGGTGAACCATGGGTGACCGCAGAAACGTCATCATCAACGACTCTGCCGGTGCTGGGGTGGCGCTTTACTCGCACTGGGGCGGCACCGAGCTGCCGGAGGTGGTCAAGAGGGCCCTCGCCAAACGCTGGCGCTGGGATGACAGCGCATACCTCGCCCGCATCATCTTTTGCGAGATGGTGAAGGGCAGCGAGGCAGAGGAGACCGGGTTCGGAATTGCGCCGGGCGACTACCTGTGCGAGGCGAGCGATCGCGACATCTCGATCGACGTGCCGGGCAAGCGCATCAAGCTCGGCAAGCGCAAGCCTTGGGTCTCGTTCGAGGAGTTTGTCGCATGATGAGCAAAAAACACTATGAAATCGTGGCGGAGCGCATCGCAGCGCGCGTGCTGCTGATCAGCTCGCACCTGAACCCGTCAACCGACTCGTACATCGTGTCGCTGGCGGCTCTCAAAAACCTCGCACGAGATCTGGCGGATGACTTCGCCGCCGAGGATAGGCAGTTCGATCGCGTGCGTTTTCTCTCGCTCTGCGCCCTCACGCCGAGCGAGATCAACCTGAACCGGGAGGTGTGAATGCAAAAGCTGAGAGTGAGTACGGCGCGGCTGTTCGCGATCCTGCAAGCGACCATCGACTCTGGGATGGTGCGTAAGCTGACGATCGAGGACGACCGCGGGGGCAACGGCGACTGGGCTGTCCAGATCGACACCGAGGATGCACAACCGATCATCAAGGCCCACACGGGTGAGGAGGTGTGATGCTGAAGATCGAAACGAAGCGCAGCAACTTCTCGACCGAGTACCTGATCGAGGGCCCGCTGCGCGAAGTGAACGACGAGGTGGATCGGCTGCACCGCGATTACCACCCGATGGGCTACGGCACCACGCTGAAGAGCTTGGTGCAGCGGCCCGATGGCAGCGCGTACGCGATCGTGCGGCGCGCCAATTCCTGCGACTGAAGGGGAGGTGAGCATGAAGGCATATCTGGGCGACAGCGTGTACGCCGATGTGGAGAACGGCATGCTGAAGCTCACGACGGAGAACGGCTACCCGGACGATCCGCGCAACGTGATCTTCCTCGAAGCCGAAGTGTGGGAATCGCTGGTGAAGTACATGGAACTACTCAACCGCCCCGAGGGGCAGAAAGGCAACACATGAAGCAAGGACGCACGATTCAAGAGCTGGCAGCCGAGATCGCCCGCCAGCGCGACGCGCGCAAGGACTACATGGCTCCGACCGCGCAGATGGAGATGAAGGGGTACAACGACGGCACGAAGCTCGTGCTGCGCGGTGCTGCGGGCGGGTCGTTCGACGTGAACCCGCTCGCGCACGGGCAGCTCGCCGAGTACACGGGCGTGCCGAAGGCGTACTACGACCGCATGCTCGTCGAGGAGCCGGACCTGCTGGCGGCGAACGTCAACCGTTGGCTCGGCAAGGCGAACGAGAAGCGCATGATCCGCACGATGGACGGCAAGGTGCGCGCGGTGCTGTCGGATCGCTACCGCCCTCTGGAGAACGCGGATCTGGCCGAAGCCGTGCTGCCGGTGATCAGCGACATGGGGCTCGTCATGCTCTCGTGCGAGATTACCGAGCGCCGCCTGTACATGAAGTGCTTCGACAAGCGCATCGTCGCCGAGATCGAGCGGCAGGGCACCGACCCGGCACACACCTTCATCCGCAAGGGTGATGCGGTGTACGCCGCTCTCACGTTCTCGAACAGCGAGGTGGGCTTCGGCGCGCTGTCGGTGGCCGCTGGGCTCTTCGACGATGGCTGCACCAACTTCGCAGCCTTCTCGGACAGCCGCATGCGGAAGTACCACATCGGAGGCAAGGTGAACGGCGGCGATGACGTCTACGCGCTGCTCTCCGACAGCACCAAGCGCCTCACCGATGCGGCGATCTGGGCGCAGACCCGTGATGTCGTGCGAAGCGCGTTCGACCCGGCTCGGTTCGGTGAGCTGGTGAAGCGCGTGCAGGAGACCGCCGAGCAGAAGATCGAGGGCGACGTCGTCAAGGTGGTCGAGGTGTTCGGCGAGAAGGTCGGCCTCGTGCAGGAAGAGCGCAAGTCGGTGCTCAAGCACCTCATCGAAGGTGGCACGCTCAGCCGCTACGGGATGTTCCGTGCGGTGACCCGCGCTGCCGAAGATGCGGTGTCCTACGAGCGCGCGTCCGAGCTTGAGCGTGCCGGTGGGCGCGTGATCGAGCTGGCCGCGAACGACTGGCAGGTCATCGCCAAGGCGGCTTGATGGTGATTAGGATCCGCTACCAGAAGGAGGGCGGGCACATCCACTGCCGGGTTTTCACCGCCCCGGTTGCGAACCAGACGTTCGCGAAGTGCGGCGACGTCGTGTTCGACGAGAGAGAGTGGCCCGAGGTGCTGCGTACGCTCGGCAGCGCCGTGCAGTTCATCCCAGAGGGCGTGGTTGCAGAGTAAGGTCAACCGGGGCCCTTCGGGGCCCCAGAAAGGCAGTATGGAAATCGAAACCATCACGCCGAAGCGGGCGCGGGACTATCTCGCGACGCGAACGGCGAATCGAAACGTGAGCGACGGCAGGGTGCTGGAGTACGCGATCGCGATGGAGCAGGGTAGCTGGACTCTGAACGGGGAGACCATCAAGTTCGATGCCGATGGACACCTCTTTGACGGTCAGCACCGGCTCCTCGCGTGCGACCTCGCGGGCGTGTCGTTCGACACCTACGTCGTGCGCGGCGTGAAGGACGCTCGCGCGATGGCGACTGTCGATACGGGTAAGGCGCGCTCGCACACCGATGTCTGGGTGATCGCCGGGCATGGGTCGGCAGCCCTCACCTCGTCGATCGCTATGCTGGTGCTCCTGCACGAGCAGAAGAGGGTGAACTGGAGCGGGTTCGTTCATCGCAGGCTCCCCCGCAGCTCGGAGGTGGCGAAGAAGGCGAAGAACATCGCGCACGCCAGCAGCTATGTGAGCAAGGAGGAGTTGCTTGGATTCGGTGAAGCCCACATCGACCAGCTCGCGCGTGCAGCGCACTTCGTTGGAGCGAGCCCGGTGAGGAAGGTCATCAGCCCGCAGGCGGCTGGAGGTCTGTACTACTTCGCCGAGTCGAAGGATCCGGTAGCGATCGGCCAGTTCCTGAACGACGTGGGCACCGGGGTGGGGCTGGCGGCTGGCGACCCGGCGCTCGTGCTGCGCGAGCACATGGCGGCGCGCACCCGCTCCGGCGCGAAGCTGCATCGTGGCTATGCGTTCGGGATGCTGATCAAGGCGTGGAACGCGCGCCGCGGCGGCAGGCGGATCAAGGTGCTGCGGGTGGGCGAGGGTGAGGACTTCCCTCGGGTGCAGTGATGGAAGACCTGACGCCGGAGCAGAAGAAGGCGATTGCCGCCCTGCACGAGAAGTACGGCAGCGAGACCGTACGGCGTGCCATGTGGCTCGCCCGCGTGAGGATGGGGTTGCAGGTGCTGGAGAGCGGCGCGTTGAACAGCGAGGAGCGTGCAGTGGCTTCTCTGCGCTCCTCGTTTGCGTTGGCGCGCCTGCTCGACCTGCTTACCCCTGACGACGGCACCTGCCAGCGCATGATCGCGTGCGCTGAGCAGATCGACGTACTGGCGGATCTCTGGACAGCCGACGAGCTTGAGAAGGCTGGGCTGCCGCCTATGCCGCCGATGAAGTAGCTTGAGCCGGGCCGGGGTTGTTGACCGGCCCGAGTTTTTTCACACGCATCACCGCATGTCCTTGGCCGTCCGGCCACATCTTCGCCACCACGAGCAGGTACACCTGATCGTCATCGTGATAGGCGACCCCCTTCAGAGCGTTCAGCAAGTTCCGCAGCGCGTTGTCCACGTCGTAGGGCGTCTTCGTCGCGGGCTTGTACAGGTCCACCTCGATCGACACCGGCCCCTCCAGCAGCTTGCCACCAGCAGCCTTGTACGCCCACGCAGCCGTGCGCCGCCAGTCGCTGACGTGCTTCTTCAGCGCGCCGCTGCTGTAGTGCGAGTGGTTCGCGCTCGGCGGGTAGGTGACCCTCAGCGTGGTGCTCAAATCTCCACCTTGCAGACTTTCAAGTCGTTGAAGCTGCTCCAGCGGCCCGCTCGGAGCTGGGTGGTCGTCCACGACCGCGCGCCGTCCGTGCTCTCGTACGTCAGCACCAGCACCACGAAGCAGGGCTGCGACTGTACGGCAGCGGCGGCTGGCTCGCATCCGCTCAGCGCCGCGCTCAGCGCAATCGCCGCGAGCCGGTCCATATGCCCGCGATCTTCTCACGCACTGCCTGCGGCATCGACTGCTTCGGGATCCGGCGCTCGGCCTCCTCCAGCGCGCGCGTCCAGCAGCGTGCCACCTCCTGCTCGCCGTCCTTCACGAATCGATCGATGTGGTCAGCGTCGCGCAGGATGAGGCCGAGGTGGTTGTAGACCGTGCGCCGGTCGTTCTGCCCGCCGCCGTACCACGGGTTCGTGCAGCAGCCGAGGATCGCGAGCCTGATGTCCGCCACCGAGTAGCCCCAGCGCAGCGCGCGGCGCAGGTCGCGAGCCCGCCTGTCGTCGAGCCGGGAGCGGCCATGGCCCGAGCACTGCCGCCAGAAGTCGAACAGCTCCTCAAGCTCGTTCACGGCGCTCGCGGGCAGGCAGGATCGGCTGGCTTGAGCTGGTCGAGATGTCCACCACGACGCCCAGCGCCGCCCCCAGCTCGATCACCCGGCTGAAGTGGGGCTCGCGGTCCTTGCGATCGCTGAAGGCGCGCAGCCAGCGCAGGGTGATGGCTGTCTGGGGATTGTGCTGCTTGATCAAGTCCATGAGCGTGGGGAGGCGACCACGGTACGACCTCAGCTTCTCCCTCACCAGCTCGGTCGGTCCTGTGATTTTCTTGGGCGCGGCGTGGGCTGGTTTTCGCATTTTCGTGTTGAAAGTTTAACCTGCTCGATGTAAGGTGCTGACACCGTACCAGCCCAAAGGAGTGAACGCAAGATGACAATTCTCAAGCCGGGGATCCACCTCGGCATCAGCGACGAGGTCTACCACGCTGACCCATGCGAGCGGCCTTCGCTCTCCAGCGGCATCATGAACCGGCTGCTCACCCAGAGCGCGCTGCACGCGCATTTCCACCACCCGCGCCTCAACCCGCAGCCCGTCAAGGACGAGGCCGACGACGTCACCGAGCGCGGCCAGCTCGCCCACCGACTGCTGCTCGGCGGCGCTGAGCTGGTGGTGCCGGTGGACCCGCGCGAATTCCCTGCCGAGAAGACCGGCAACATTCCCGAGGGCTGGACGAACAAGGCGATCCGCACCGAGCGCGAGCGCATCCGCGCGCTGGGCAAGACCCCCGTGTTCCTCGACGCCTTCAACGAAGCCCTCACGATGGCGGCTGCTGCGCGCGTCGCGCTCGCCGAGTGCGAGATCCCCATCAACCTCGCCGATGGCGACACCGAGGTCGTAGGCGTCTGGGAAGACGGGCCGGTGCTCTGCCGGATGAAGGTGGACTGGTGGTCGAAGGATCGAGATCTCCAGTTAGACTACAAATCCACCGCTGGGCTCGCTCGACCGGACCTGTGGGCCCGCCGCCAGATGGGGCCGCTCGGGTACGACGTGCAGGCGCAGCACTACCGCCGCGGCGGGCACGTCCTCACCCACCATCATCAGGAGTGGCTGTGGCTCGTGCAGGAAAACTTCCCGCCCTACGCCTGCAGCGTGATCACCATGTCCGGCGCGATGGAGGAGATCGCCGAGAAGAAACGCGAATTCGCCATGGTGCTGTGGCACCACTCGATCACGACCGGCAAGTGGCCGGGATACTCGAACCGGGTCGCGTACATCGAGCCCACGACGTGGCAGATGGAGGAGCACGAGCGCACGATCGACGACATGCTGGAACTGGGAGAACAAGGGTGAGCCGCAGCTTCCATCACAAACCGGCCGTACGCGAAGCCTGCCCGCTGCTGGTGGGCCTCACCGGCCCGAGCGGTAGCGGGAAGACCAAGTCGGCGCTGCGCCTCGCCACGGGCATCGTAGCGATCCGGGGCGGCAAGGTCGTGGGCGTGGACACCGAGTCGAACCGCATGCTGCACTACGCGCCAGCGGCCGGTGAGAAGGCCGATCCCTCGCGCGGCACCTACGATTTCCTCCACATCCCGTTCGCGCCGCCGCACAGCTCGGATGACTACAAGGAGGTGATCCTGCAGGCCTCGAAGCTGGCCGAGGGCGGCTGCGTCATCATCGACAGCATGTCGCACGAGCACGAGGGCGAGGGCGGCTACCTAGAATTCCACGATCGTGAGGTCGAGCGCATGTCGAAGGGCGACGCCCAGAAGGCCGAGCGAGTGACCTTCGCCGGGTGGATCAAGCCCGCCTCGGCTCGACGCAAGCTGATCAACAGCATCCTGCAGATCAACTGCTCGTTCGTGTTCTGCTTCCGGGCGAAGGAGAAGCTGAAGATCGTGCGCGGCAAGGATCCGGTCGAGCTGGGGTGGCAGGCGATTGCTGGTGAAGAGTTCGTCTACGAGATGACGAGCCGCATGCTGCTGCCGCCCGGCGCTGGCGGGGTGCCGAGCTTCGACGCCTCCGCCTTCGAGCACAACGCGGCCAAGCTGCAGGAACAGCACTCGGCGATGTTCAAGCGCGACGCGCCGCTCGATGAGGAGACCGGCGAGCGCCTCGCTCGCTGGGCTGCAGGCGGAGCGCCAAAGCCACCCACGGACGACGATGGTGTGATCATCGACCACGAGGAACTGGCCCGGCGGATGAAGGAGTGCGACTCGTACGCGCTGGAAAAATTCCTCACGATCGCGAAGATCAAGAGCATCAAAGATCTGCCGGTCGCCGACATCCCAGACGCAGTGCGCTGGGTCGAAAAACGTGTAGCCATGAAAGGACGATGATGACGTACCAGACCATGAAGGTAGTCACCAACGCTAACGTCGAGTTCGCGCTGGGCCTCGCGCACCGCATGGCGCTGCAGCCTGAGCTGGTGGTGGATGCCGCCGCTGCTCGCCGCGCGATCCTCGCTCTCTCATCAGTGATCAACCAGAACAACTGCCTGCGCGCTGCAGCACTGAAGAACAAGGAGGTGTTCTGCCTCACCAGCGACGACACGCTGGCTCCCGATGTGATCGACTGCTGGGCTCTGTGCGCCCGCGCGCGAGGCGTGAACCACGCGAAGGTCACGGACGCGCGCCGTATCCT